TGGATACTTGATCGGACGACGTCCATGGATTGTACGACATAATGGCTCTACCATAGTGAAAGGGTGTTCCATTTACTAAAACTTTAACATGCAAATTGCATCTTATTCTAGCAAAGTTATCTAGGCGCTTCTTTACTGCTGGATCGGAGAAGAATAAAGCCCAGGGATTAAAACTACTTGTAATGTTGCCACCTACAAGCCATGATGTCTCGTGTATTCTAATAGGTCTCTCTAAAAAGTGAGCCAAATCTGCTCCTTCATAATTACCTATATCAAAAGTGGGGTCTGGATTCGTGGGAATATTTACAGTGAATCCACCCTCAGCGTCAGCAAAGCTGACATTTTGCTCACTTTGTTGGGAGTGAGCTCCCTTATTGTTATTTTCTTTTGTTGCAAGTTGTTATATACATTGTATGGATAACTTAGTCCATACTGCAGGTTGTACGGGTTGGCTCGGGCATGCCTGTCTTCTAAATAGAAGTATTATAGTGATAATTGCCCGATCTTGTACTATCCGGTCTAATTCTATTGTACGAATTTCGAATTGCTGTAACTATAGTACAAGGGATCTATTTGCGATTTTCACCCCATTGGATCCACACGGGGTGTCGGAGGTACATTACCTCCGGGGTTTGAAGTGATCAATCGACTCCTTAATATTTACAAAGGTTAGGAGTGGTTGATCACGAAAAAAGGGTGTGAGTTGACAAGCATCTATTACTTGAAGCAATTGCTTATGGCGTTCTTCAAAAATTGCTTGCCCATAAAACCAAAACTCACGATTGGCTGATCTTATAATATCACTGTTCTGATCCTCCTCTGAGACGTTCTTGGAGAGAACAGTAATATTTAACATCTTTGCTATAGACTTAATATCTAGGGGGGCATAGCAAAACCCGTCCTTTTCACACATCACAAATTTCCTTTTGAGAAAATCCACATCCTTCATATCCATAAAAGGCACACTCTCTGAGGTCTTATCCGGCATAGTGTACTCAACACCAACAAGTTTCAGCTGTTGCTGGATAACTGTATGATTAAACCAATCTATATCAGGAGAAACATTCATTGTATTATCATCTCCATATGTTATCAACTTAACATATTTTTGGAAATCCGACATATTACAACCATGATCAGACATGGCTCCATGAAATGCATATCTCATATAGAGAGAATTAGCCAAACAATTGATGATAACGGTCAAAGGATGGCCTGATGGATTGCTACCATAAAATTGCACCAAATCGCCAAAGAATTCCACTACCGGATATGCAGTATCAGTTGCTATACCAATCATCACAGTGATGTCTTCCTCCGTGAATGTGGCACGACCTAAATCGTCTATTCCAGTTTCTGTCACATGCTCTCGTGCTAACGATATCAAAACATTAAAACATGTCAAGATCATCTTTGCAGACATCTTCTTGTCGAAAGCTTTGAAATCGCCAGCAACCATCCTATCTGTACCAAACACTGTCAGATACCTATATATATCTCTCCACTCTGAAGACATTGCATTGGTACCTACAGCACACTCAAAAATAAATTTGTTATTCTGAATTAGTCTAACAAAACATAAGAAATATTGGCGCATCAAAATGGATAAAACTATAGGAGCACCCGTAAAAATACGAGTTTTACCTATTAGCCTTTTACTTTCTGAAACAGCCTCATCCTTTAAGTGTGCTGAAAAGATACTATAATTAGTCTTTCCACTTCGATACACATCTCTCGCAATTTCCACTTCAGCCAAAACTTCTTCACTGAACATCTTACCATCAGGTGCTAACAGAGTAGGGTCAATCGTATGCAAAAATTTCTTCTTAGATGTCCTATAAGGATGACCCATTGAAGTGTTAAAATTCATCGCATCAACATAAGCAATACCTGCAGCACCATTGACAACAGTCTCCATATTATAAGGGTGTAGTGATAAATAATGTTCTGGAGTCAATTTCTTCTTGATATCTGCTAAGAGTCCTCTATAGCAACTATGAAGCACTCTACTATCAATGGATATTGTATTCAATAAATCTGCAAGAGCTAGAGCCTTAGGTCGTGGTGACTTTAAATCAGGCTCAACATGATCGCTATATAGCTTCATATGGTTCCCAACAGCATTGGCAATGAGAGTGGTCTTTACATTACTCGAATTGTTATTCCTACCTACATCAATGGATCCATAGACCGAAGCAGAACCGTGAGGCTGATAAGTGAGAGGGGATTTGTTATGGACTTTAGATCTCACTTTGACCTCAACAGTACCATTGCCTGGAGTCATTGTTCCATGTGCAGCAACCGGCAGAAGATCAGAGAAATAAGCATGTGCTTTTTCTAAAAATTCCCGCTCAATGATGATGCCACGACCATTTACCCCATTGCCGGCTGTGTGTATTCCGCCTATAGTAACTCCATTCTCACCTTGCTTCAGGCAAATCAATGCACCACACAAACCATTGAAAGTGCTCTTCTTAAGTTCATAGGCTGGATTATTCCTACACGAATACACCTTATCATTCACCTTATACGTCTCATTATCACCAAGAACGCACCTCAATATCTTGATGGGTTCTGGCACGCCTACGGTATTCCTATAAAGGAGAGTACCTGCATGGCTCACGACGCCACCAAAGCGACCACTAAAAAGGCCTGGTACATACTTCCGAGGAGCAGTATCTAGGATACGTATAACACACATGTCCTCAGTGGGATGAATATAAATATCATTCCTATCTAATTCCAGTACATCTATATTCTCCGTGATTCCTTCTCTGTGCTCTGACACAGTCAAGTGACATCTGTACTTCTCTCGCTTATCGTCAAATACATGAGCAACGGTAACAAATTCATTGTTGCCTATA